GGAGATATCTCTGTCGGGGGATAAGGAATTCATAATCCTAGATATGTGTCGGCGAAGCAGGAAAACGTCGAAGTGCTTGTCTTCGGACAAGTTTGACTAAGACGCCCACGGGTCTTTAGCCCGTGGGTAGTTCACTTATTTACCTCGTGGGTGGGCTTAAACGATGCTTGGCCCTTACGCGTCCTGTAGAACCATTCCTTCGCATCTTTTTTACCTTGATTGTAATCTTCATAGCCGATCATTCTCGCGCTGTATGCTGAGGCCGCATTTCCAAAAACCAACCAGTCATTGAATCCCTGAGCGCGGGCACGTTCATCGGAAAGCGAAGGCGGCTCAATGATTTTGTTGCGGTCCATAATCATTCCGACTCTGTGTTGAAGTTTCCATCGATCACCTCGATGGTGACCCGCACATTTTTGCCGATCAAGCGGCTGATCGTGGAATGCTGCGCCAATTGGCGTTTTTGCTTCTGCTGGAAAAACTTCTCGAACTCAGGTGACCCGACAGGAGCGGTGGGAACTTCGTGTTCCGACATCACATCGTCCAACCAGCTTTGGAGACGAATGAAAAACGTTTCATCCGGTGCATCATCAACCAACGTTCGGACGTCGTCGAGACCGCAGCCGACAGCGCGCCCACCATCGTCGATGTTTTCTAAGGTTACCAGACCATCAATGACAATTCTCATACCGACTCTCCTTAAAAGGTTGCATCTGTGCGTATCGCCTATTTTTGTTGATGTCCTAACTCACACATTATAGGATGAGGTGAAATTCAAAGCCCTCCTGATGGAACCGGTAGACATAGCAGACTTAAAATCTGTGGCTTAAATGCGTGGGGGTTCGAGTCCCCCGGTGGGCATCAGCGTATGATCGTCGTTGTCATGGGTGGTTTACCAACAGAGCCACGCACAAATGGACTCCACCAAAACAAGCCTGAGCGCTTCAGTTTCCAATGTCCACGAACAAGATGGGCTTGTAGATCATACGTGGAACCTTGTCCGCTATTCAGTCGCCGTTTTTGCACTCTCGACATATTCAATCTAATTTCGCGATGCGTCATCAGCGGCGAAACACCTTTTTTCTCGCGCGCTTTATTGAGCTTCGACACATCACTTTCCGCGCCGATTTCAATCACATTACGACTATTCAGAACGGTCAGCAAAGCCAGTACAAACCGCCATTCAGATTTGAGATCGTAGAGCGATAGATCTACAAGTTTTTCGATTGATTCGCGCGGAATACTATTCCAAATCTGGATCATAAACTGCGGTATATCATCGGAAATACGCGCATCTAAATCGAATGCCGCTTCTAGCTCTACAGGGTCATTTATCCAGCGATGACTCCGCCGCTCTTCCGGCGAAAAACTGTTTAAATGTTTCAACAATCCTGCTCGGTGTTGCGGGCCGGATTGTATCCTTTGACCGGTGTCGATGATCAATTCCAAATGGCAGATCGACATGCTTTTTTGCGATGCATGTGACCAGCAAGGTATCACACTGATCAATCGACCATCTTTGTCCTTTTGCTCCATGATGAAGCCGAGACGAGAGGGTGGACTGGCATCAACATGATCTTCTATGATCACCCCACGCTTGCGCGCCTCTTTCATCCAAACGACGCGATCATGAAATGCAAATTCGACCCAGATCAGTGGAAATGGCAGACGACAAACATCGATTGCTTGTAAAAATCGTTTTGGACTGCTTTCGGAGATACTATGGATCGTCAAAACCGAATCACCGTTCAACACAAAGCGTTGGGCTTGTTTGATTTTTTCAGCGACAACACTGTAAGCGGCTTGGATTTCAGCCGGTAGGTCAGGCTTCATGGCCGCAATCCAAGCCGTCAGATCATCACACAGCATCAGGCCACCATTTCCAAAACTTCTGCACTTTCAGCATCTTCATCCTGAACAACGGCATCCATTTTCTGTCCAGCGATCTCATGCAGCTTCTTGATCGCCGCTTCGGCATGACGCGCAGCGGTGAAAATCGCCTTCTTGTCATTCTTCAGCACTTTCAACCAATGCGCGATATACGACGCATGATCTTCGCGCGGATGATTGACCAGATTCAGATCGGCCATGCCAAACGCCGCGCCCAATTCCGCGACCAATTCCTCAATCGCATAGCCTTCATCGCCCCAACGATCAGACTCAAACTTGCGATCCAAAATCGTCTCATGCTTGGTCCAATGCACGGCTTCATGCATTTTCGTCGCATAATAGGCTTCGGCGGTGAAAAAACTCTCAAACTCAGGCATCTGCACACGATGCTGTGAAGGCATATAATAAGCCTTCGTCCCACCGTGGCTCACCTTCATGCCAAGCGCATCAAAGAACGCATCGGCATGTTCGATCCGCTCGTGCGACACAACCATCTCGACCGGCGCCTTCGGCTGGAACTTTTCCGGCAGATTGTCGATCTGTTCAGTATTGAACACCGTGTAGCTCTTCAGAATGGCATATCGCTGTTCGTCAGCCGTGCCAGCATTGGCCACCTTCGGCTCAAAATATACAACCAAAGCACCCTTCTCACCTGCACGAACAAAACCACCCAGTTGCTTCGCCTGATTAAAGGTCATCCACGTGGCGCTTGTATAGCCCTTGAGCTGAGCCGTCGCCCAAAGGGTCAGAACATTCACACCGCTGTACGGCTGACCATTGTGCCGCAACGGGCGTGAAAACGCATCATTGCCGCCCCATGAACGCGTCCATGGACGCACACCTTGCTCCAATAGACCGACAATCTGGTCAGTGATGATCTGATACATGTCCTTACGCGCATAAGCGGCAGCAGGGGACTGGCGAGCTGGCATGATACAATCTCTCCGTTTTGCTGAGACAGATAATACCAGTTTTATAGAGTTTGTCAAGTGAAGAATAGATAGGAAATTTTGCCGACTAAATATGGGTATGCTGAATTTTTTGACACGACTTGGACGGCTTGCTGCGAGTCTGTTTATTGCTGCGATTGTTATCTTGATGCTGCATGCTCTTTTTCTGAAATTGCAGAATTACGAGCATTCGTTGATCGCGGTGCCACCGGATTATTTGCGCCCGCCGTACATTCATCTCGGCGATCAAAAACCCATCAACATTCTACATCCGAATGAATTTTTTTTCGTGCATGCCGATAATTCGCGCAGGAGCGATTGTTCGGCAGAAGCGCGTTATCGGATCATCAGCATATTACCTGATACAGAATCACAACATACAGTCGTTTGGTATAGTTACACCGATACAATCGGTTTCACACTGGCCGGTAATTATGAAGGCGATATTCTGCTGCAATTACCGTCATGGCTGCCAGCCGGCAATTTCATGCTCGATCGTTACGCTGTATATACTTGCGAAGGTGGTATTCGTATCGATCAATCAGCGATCGGAAAATTACCATTTCAAGTCATTATGCCATCAGTCGATGACCCTAAGCCAAATTTCCCGACCGTAACTGAATAATAATACTGACTTTCTTGCAACCGTCAAGTGACGAAATACTTCATTTCGATGGCTAAATAGCGGTTATCCATTGCAGTATGTAAATATTATCAAGGATTAGCAACCTTGTAGGAGAAATTCAATGAGAAGCCTTTTGGAAAAAGCCATTGTGCATCTCCTGAACGGCGATGATGAGAAGGCGTCTGCACTGTTCCATAAGTTTATGGTGGAGCGGGCACGTCAGATTCACGAATCGCTGCGTCAGGACGGTCTAGATGAAAGTCTCGATGAAAATTGGGATTCGGAAATCAAAGAAGAAGAATATTTCGACGACGACGAATTAGGCGACGACGATACTGCTCCAGAAGCAGTGGGATCAAGTTCTCCTATCGGTGGCGACATGAGCGACGAACCGGATGATGCCGACGGTGCCATGTCCCATGATGATGTTGATGTCGATGATGATATGGACATGGCTGACGATGATGACGGTGAGCCGGATCTCGACAGCAAGATCGATGATCTGACCGACAAAATCGATCAACTCACGGCTGAATTCGACCGTGTGATGTCCGAGTTCCACGATGATGACTCCGACGATGATATGCCGATGTCAGACGATTCGTCCGACATGGGCGATGATGTGCCAGACGATGATATGGCCGATGACACGACCGATACTGGTGATCTGGCCGATCGTATGGAAGACGATATGGGCGACGATGACGCGCCCAAGTTTGAAGGCGAAATGCCCGACTTCATCAAAAAGAAGATGAAAAATAAAGGCAAGGAAGACGTTTCGGAAGAAGACGAATCCATGCCAGACGAATCATCTGATGAAGGTGGCGAAGACGACAGTGAAGACGGTGAAATGATGGACGAGAGCGATGATCTCAAAGACATCACCGAATCCGTGTTGGCGGAATTAGAGAAGATTGCCCCGGTCGGTAATGCTGACTTTAAGCCAGTCGGATCAAGCACACCGAAGAATAACATCACGTCTGTGATGAAAGATTCGCCAGTGCCGCATAACAACGTGATGAACCGCGTCAAAGGTGAGCCGGTCATGACCAAAGGCCCACAGAATTCCAGTTTTGCACGCGAAGAAGCACCGAAAGTCGGCCCGTCGAGTGATCTGGTAAAGAATACTCGCCCAGCCAATGTTCGCAAGTCGTTCAAAGACACCATGAAGACGGTTGGTCCGAAAGGTGATGAGTCGGCAGAGCTGAACAAGGACTTCTCACCGGGTGGACCGAAGCCAACCAAGTCTACAGTCGATGGCAAGACGAGAAAAGGCTGATTAATTAAAGCGTTTGTTTTGGATTATTGAATATGCTGCTGAAAGAACAAATCACATTCAACGAGGCGCAATGCATCGTTGAAGCAGAAGACAGTCCCGATCATAAGGGCAAGAAACTCTTCATGCGTGGAATTTTCATACAAGGTGGCGTGCGCAACTTTAACGAACGCGTCTATCCGGTTCGTGAAATTCAAAAGGCTGTTGAGAGTATCAACAGCCAATTGAAAACACAAGACATTCTCGGTGAATTAGATCATCCTGAAGAACTAACGATAAATCTGGATCGTGTGTCCCATAACATTGTCGAAATGTGGATGGATGGGAATAACGGTATGGGAAAATTGCGGATATTGAATACCCCATCCGGCAATATTGCTCGCACACTCATTGAATCTGACATTAAATTGGGCGTATCCAGCCGAGGCGTCGGTAATGTTGATGATAATGGTGAAGTATCTGGATTTGAGATGATTACCCTAGATCTAGTTTGCCGCCCGTCGGCGCCAATGGCGTACCCAAAACCGATTTATGAATCATTAAATGCAAAGCGTGGCAAAATCATTGAAGATTTAGCCACCGCTGTGCAACATGATTATCGAGCGAGAAAATATCTCAAAGAAGAAATGCTCGGCTGGATACGTCAGCTGAAAGCTTAAACTATCTAATTGATTCTGATCATCCAGCCTCCGTTTCGCAAGAGCGGAGGTTTTTTCTTGCATATTTCTTATGGCTCAAAAGCAAATTCCGCTTATTTGCGCCTTTATCAATAAAAAAATCTATACACCAATAAATATTTTCGTGAATACAAGGGTGTATTCAAAAGGTTTCACTATGATATCGACTCAAAACGTTTCTTATCCTCTAAACGCTACATCCCGTCATGTCGTTTCGAGTCGATTAATGACACATACACAATACAATGACTAATGACCAGAGGAGAAATGGTTCCGATGGATGACATCAAAAATTGGCTAGGCGAGAATAGTAAACTTCCCGCTGAGCTTATCGGATCGCTGCAAGAAGCATTCGATAAAAAAGTCGAGGAGGTTCGTGAACAAGCAGAAATGACTGTGCGCGAAGAAATGTCCCGACGTTACGAAAATGACAAAAATAATCTTGTCGAAGCAATCGATCGCATGCTGACCGATACAATCCAAAAGCATGAAACCGAAAAGACCGCAACAGTACAGCAATTTTCCGAGGCACGTGACAAATTTCGTCAAGCCATCAAAGAATCCCGCAAGGTATTCAAGACTAAGCTTGAAGAACAAAATTCTGCCGCACGTATCGTAGTAACCAACAAACTCAAAGAAGAGCTGTTGAAACTGCGTGAAGCCAAGAAAGCATTGCTGGCTGAAAAACTGAAATACGCCGACAAACTATCAGCCGTCAAAGAAAACCTTGCTGTCAAGCAACAACATCGTTTCAAGAAGATCGACGAATTCATCGTCCGTCAAACCGAAAAGGAATTGAAGGAATTCTTTGCCGATCATAAGGCGCTTGTCAGCACACGGTTGAAATTGGTGACCGAAGGCAAGAAGCAACTGAAAGAAACACAAACTCGTTTCGTTAAGGAAGCAGCCAAGAAAGTCGAGACAGCGATCAATGAAACGCTGAAAAAGGAAATGGGGCAACTGCACGAAGACCTCGAACGCAACCGTCAGAATATGTTCGGTCGGCGTATCTTCGAGTCCGTCGCCGCAGAGTATATGACCTCCTATCTCGCTGAAGGCACAGAAATTCGCAAACTGCAAAATGCCCTGAACGAGCAGAAGACACAGTTGGCCGAAGCCACTGAGAAATTGTCCGAAGCCGTCAAGGAAACGCAGGCGGCAAGCCGTAAGGCAAGACTGGCCGAAGATCGTGCAGTCCGTACCAAGACAATGAGCGAATTGCTCGGAAATCTTCGCGGTGAGAAACGAACAATCATGGAAGGCATGCTTGAGACTGTCCGTACCGACGCTCTTAAGAATACGTTCCAGAAATTACTGCCCGTCGTATTGGATGAAACCTCATCCCATAAGCCGGCAGTGGCAAAAAAGGTTCTGTCAGAAACACAGAACCGGGGTGAGAAGCGTTTGCCTACAACAGTCGTTACTGGTGACCAACGTGCCAACCGATTGGCGGAAGCCGCTGAGGCCGAACGGATAGATAATGCCGTCGATCCAGATATCGCGCAAGTCGTGCGACTTGCCGGAATTATTAGATAATATTTTATACTAGGAGTTCATAGAAATGAACAAGCTGTTTGAGTCCCAGTGGAAGAATACCAAAGCCGCACTGTGTGAAGGCCGCGATCTGACCCACAATCAGGATGGTACACCCAATCCTAATAAGAAACAAATGATGGATACTATTCTTGAGAATACACGCCGTCAGCTACGACTGGATGAAGCCGCGACCGCTGGTGCAACTGGCGTCGCAAACGTTGCCACACTGAATAAGGTTATCCTGCCGGTCATCCGTCGCGTGATGCCAACAGTGATCGCAAATGAAATCATCGGCGTGCAGCCAATGACCGGACCGGTTGCGCAAATCCATACGCTTCGCGTGCGGTATGCCGATACAACCCCATCCACTGGTGGTGGTGTGTCTGCCGGTGCCGAAGCACTGTCGCCGTTCAATATCGCAGCCTACTACGCTGGTAACCAGAACGTTGCCTCACCGGCAGCGGCTGTCACAACCCAGCTTGAAGGCGTCGGTGGACAGCGTTTGTCTATCCAGATCTTGAAGGAAGTCGTGGAAGCGAAGTCCCGCAAGCTGGCAGCCCGTTGGACCTTCGAAGCCGCACAAGACGCACAGGCTCAGCAAGGACTTGATATCGAAGCTGAAATTATGGCGGCTTTGGCACAAGAAATCACGGCTGAAATCGACCAAGAGATTTTAAGCTATCTGATTCAATTACCTGGAGCAGCGACATCAACGTTTTCAATGGCGAACGTTACGGGGACGCCAACGTTCGTCGGCGACGTTCACGCTGCCCTTGCAATCTTGATCAATCGTCAAGCGAACCTAATTGCAGCACGTACCCGTAGGGGCGCAGGCAATTGGTGCGTTGTATCACCGACCGCATTAACCGTTCTTCAATCAGCAACGACCAGTGCTTTCGCTAGAACAACGGAAGGCGTGTTTGAAGCCCCCACAAATACTAAATATGTGGGCACATTAAACAACGCTATGCGCGTTTATGTCAACCAATATGCCTCCGATGCCACCCCGGTTCTCGTTGGATATAAAGGCAATGATATCGATGCCGCAGCATTCTATTGCCCATATGTTCCGCTGACATCGTCCGGCGTCATCATCGACCCCCAGACCTTCGAACCGGTCGTTTCGTTTATGACTCGTTATGGTTTCATTGCTTTAACGAATACCGCATCTAGCCTCGGGAACGCAAGCGATTATCTCGGACTCGTTTCGATTGACACAACTAGCTTGACCTTTATTTGAACAAAAAATAGGCAATTGCCTAGTTTTTCTACCAAATATGAACAATTAACCGGCAGAAATGCCGGTTTTTTGTTATTTTTAACATTTCCTGTCACTGATTGCTCGCCCTAACCAACACAGCATCAACCTTTATTTTTATATTGCATTGGTTGATCGATTGATGCTAAATCTTGGTAATGATTTCTTTAAGAGAATGGGCAAAATTGCAGAGTATTCCTTATTCTGCTGCCAAAAAATTGTTTCATCAGAACAAAATCGATGGAGCAATTCAGAGTGAAACAAAGCGTGTTATGGTGCCAGAAGATGCTTCCGCTATTGTAGAGACAGTTGCATGTGCTGTGTGCCAGCGGGAGTTCACACAGATCAGTGCAAAACATCTCGATACACATTCATTAACCGTAGAAAGTTACAGGCAACAATTCCCTAAAAGTCCTTTACTGCCTTCGGAAAAAGAGCAGATTTTAGATGAGACTTTGATTGATCGAACCGAGCTACGTGAAAAGATACAAGATTTGATTAATCGAGTTGGGGCTTTTTCATATGGTAAGTCTTTACGGAGCTCTAATATCGACCTCTATCCGACGTTGAGATAGTTCCTTTTGATGGGATGACGGGTTTTGCAGATGTCGATCAATGGCTGCAACAGAACCGGCATTTATTAAAACCATTAGCACAGCAATCAATCGACATTGGTCACTTCTATGATGAAATGACCAAGATAACTGCTTTCTGAAATCGATCCAGATAAGGGTCTATCGGACACAGTGAGCCAGACGATTACAGCCACTATCGATTGGCGTTCCAATAGTCTGTTATGCGATCAAGATTTGTCCTAATATCTTTTCTCAATTTTGCAGTTTGCGCTTTCATTTGCGGATCATTCAAAACCTGAGCAAGCATTTCAATGTCTAGCGCAATAGATTTACAAATCGTGTGTACTTCTGCAAGGCCCATCTGCGGGACATTTGGTTGAGCGACTGGTGTTTCGGTGGTTGTTGATTGACGAGTCCGTTTCACCTGTCGTTTTCCTTCAATCAAACTGATCCATTGTCTAAAATCATGCATGAACTTATTTAGATGATACAATCCCGTTCTGCCATTTCTTCTTTCAAAAATTCCAAAACATCGTGCAGGCATTCATTGTTTTGTAGATCGACGCTCTCGACTAGTCTGAACGAGTTCTTAATTTCCTGTGCTGAAAAAGTCAATATATTTTCTTGAATTATCTCGACTACTTCTGATTGGATTTCGTAGGATGTATCAGGTTCGGCAATCTGATTAAGCAGAAAATTCAACGACAAAGGTGCCTTCATTTCGTGAAGGGCATATAACAAAGTTCCGCGACATCCTTTGGTTCTTGGGTCTTCCAAAAGTTTTTTAAGGATTGGGATACTGTTTTGCTGACCGGAGATGCTGCCATCTTCACAGAATTTCAGTGCGATAATGTTGCGTAATCTTGGATCATCTGTGCATGGAAGGGTTTCAAGCATATGACGCTCAAGATTATCTGTGATTTTCGCCATAAACCTATTTATCAATCCGGATAAGGTGCGCGTCTAAAACTGAGCATTCTCGCCATCAGTTTGAGTTCGGCTTCGATAGC